CTGGTTGGTTTGTGTTGGAGAAATTTTCCAACAAATAAACCATGTTTTCGTTCTGAATCTCACCGTAACCAGCATAGTTTTTGCCGATTAAGTTGATGTCAAGTGTGCTATCGACGGTGCCGTCAGCTACAATGGCTACTTGCGTTCCGTTTGATCTCTTGATGGTATATGGCATCTCGTTATTCCTTGTTCCTAGTATTTATTCTATTTTGGGCAGTTACATTCATCAAATATTCGCAAAGAATGTCCAAGTCGATGTAGCATTAACATAGTATTGTTTTGTTATGTTTGTATCGCTACAGAAGATTCGACATACCGTATTTTCCAGATAGTTACCTGGAGGGTAAACTTTAGTGATTATTTGACTTGCAATTAACGAATCATTACGTCCTGCCGTATCTGCCGCTAGTCCTAATGCTTGTGATTGCAATGCGTTGTTTAAAGTAATATAATTTACAGCATCTCCGGCTAAAGTAGGATCTGCTAAATTTGTTATCTGTTTGCTGTTAGCGTTAATTGTACCTAGGCCGTTAGGACTTAGTATAATACTACCATTCACGTTAGATGCACTAATAGTATTACCGGTAATTGTTATATTTCCTGATCGGAATGTTACTTGAGTACCAAGACTTGTAACACCTAGCGCACTGGTAACGCCTAATCCAAGTGCTGTAGAACTCAATACATCAGCGCCGTTAATCTTATAAGTTTTACCAATTGCTAGATTAAGATTTTCACTACTAGTCCAGCTTGTAGTACCTACTACCCATGTTAACGTTTTATCTCCGTCGTCACCGGCAGCTAGTGTAATACCGCCGCCTGTGGCCGTAGTGTTTGTAGCTGGAGTAGGAGGCACTGTTTCTGCAGGTTGTCCTAATAAAATATTTTTATCTTCTATTATAAGATTAGTAGTATTAACAGTTGTTGTAGTTCCTTCAACTATTAAATCTCCACGAATTCTTGCATCTCCGTTAACATCTAGTGTTTTAGTTGGAGAGTTTGTATATAAACCAACACGTTGCGTATTAGCACTTACATACATTGCTGGTAATAAACCGTTGACATTTTTTACGCCAATTTGGAAATTTTGATTACTCTTATTAGAATTTAATTGGAATGATGCATCACTAACTTTAATTTCATTTTGTGTAGCAGGGCCAAGAATTAAAGGAGTGGTATCTGTAATTGTAACAGTGCCAGCAATTGAGGCATCAGTATTGTTAGATAGGAAGTTATCAGCACTCTTCAAATTGCCATTGCCGTCAATTAAATTATAAGCAGATGTTGCGGTTGTACGAAATTGTATCCCAGTTGCAGATCCTGAATTAAATCCTATATTAATCTCTCCTGAAAATCCAGGAATAGCAGTAGGATTAGCAAGAGTGAATTGATCTTTACTAAACAATCCTAACAATATCCTAGCACAGTATAAAAGAACCACTGTATGGCTAACTTCGTTGATATCGGTTACGTCAATAATATCAAATCCTGAAATTCCTTGTGATTCTGTATATGATCTACTTGCTGGTATTGTAGTAACACCGTCATTAAATAACAAAATTTTACGTTTGCTGTCGATCCATAAATCTCCTTGGCTAATAGAGCTAGGAATAATAGGAGCAACAATCGTTCCTCCACTTACTTTAAAACCGTCGCCGTCATAAATTTTTAAGCGACCTTCTCCTGTATCAAACCATAGCTGACCAGGAATAGGATTATTAGGCTGACTAGTATTGGCAAAATTTTCTAATAAATGTACTAAATTTTCATTATAAAATTCTCCGTACGAACTGGAATTTTTGCCAATTAGTGTTAAGTCAGTTGCTGTCTGATCGACAGTACCGTCTACTATTTCTGTTAAAATAGAACCGTCCGTCTTGTTTATGATGTAACTCATTATAGAACCCCAGTAAAGATTATGTAGTTTATAGTCATGTAAGGATTCATTATACTAAATGCGTTGCCTGTTTGTGAGGATAACACACCACCGCTATTTGGAAGCCCTTGACCTGTACTATTATCCGGTAAGCCTAGGTTTGCCACAGCACTTTGATCTACTATGGCGCCAGGAATGCCGGCGGCATAGTATTGAGCAGTATCCGATCGTAAATCGTGTACGTGGTCTGGTAGGTTAGCAACTACTAATGTTGCTTCTTCGTCGCCGGTGCCTTGACCTAAATTATCAGCGTATGTAGATGTAACTCTATTTTTGGCGCCGCCGCCGGCATCTAGTAAAATACTAGGATCGCTTTGACTAGGAATTGATAAGCCATTATCCATATTATCGCGGCCTAGCGGGAATCGTCCGCGCAAATCAGGTAAGGCAAACGAATTATCGCCTAGTAATCCAGTTGGTTTATAAGTATAACCAATAACAGCAAATAACTGACTATATGATCCAATAGCAATTTCACTACCGTCGCATAATAAGTAACCGTCAGGCACCACGGTTCCTGCGAAAGGCATAATTACGCCAATTGGAACTGTTGCTACATTAGATAAGAATGTTTGTTTAGTTACTTGTTTTAGTCCACTGCCAGTACCTGAACGATAAATTAACATAGTATCACTTGGCAATGAATCAGCTACTGCTGTTTTAGCAGTAATCAAGTTTTGATTAATAGCTGTTGTAAATTTAATTACGCCAGATGGATATCCAGTTTGCGGAGTTTGGCCGTCGAACGAAATAATATCACTGCTTACATCACCTAGTAATTGGAATGTCGTAGGACTTTGTAGTGCGGCAGCTTTACCTGTAATATTTCCTGCTAAACTACCAGTAAATGCTCCGTTAAAAGCACCAATAAAAGTGTTAGCATATACGTTTCTAAAAGGTCTACCACTAGTACCAATATCATAAATGCCAGCACCAGCATCAGAGCCGGGTTGTAGTATACTACCAGGTGTAGGATTACCGTCGTTATCTAAGTAATTTGTAAATGTTTGACCATAAGTTGTTATATTGTCGCCAAATGTTGACTTTTTAGTTACGGCAAGGCCGCCAGCAGTCTTAATACTGCCAATAGTTACGTTTGTCGAGTCGGTAGTTCCTAATACAATAATGCCGCCATCAACTGTAATGTTACCAGCAACATCTAATGCTTCTTGAGGATTTGTATTATCTGGGCCTACTCCGGTATAACCGTTAGCAGAAATATGCATACCAGTTAATTGAACACCCGAATTATTCAAGTTGAATTGAATACTACTGCCATTGTTTTTAGAATAAAGTAGAGAAGCTGTAGGTGTTGTACTAATATTGAAACTTAAATCGCTGCCTAAACTCAAACCGCTGTTAGATCTAATACTAAAAGAGGAATTAGTAACACTTGCTACATCACCTCTTAAAAAGTTTGCGGCTTCTATAGCAAGGCCACCGACATTCAAAGCATCGGCAGTACTGGCAGGGCCCCAGAATTTAGTAGGAGCACTAGTACTATCAGAATCAACTTTACTTAAATTAATACCTTGATTAATACTAACAAATCCAGCTTGAGCTGCTTTTGGTGTAAATGCCTCTTTACTAATAATAGCTAGTCTGTTATTATTAGCATAAAAAGATAATACACTATGATCTGTATTTAGAGTATCTACTATTGTTTCAACAGTAGGTCCTGTTTTTGTACCAGAGCTAAATTGCGGGCCAACTAGTAACCAGTTAGATCCTGAATAAATGTATAACTGTTGATTAGTTGTATCTGCCCATAAGTCTCCTGACAGACCAGACGCGGGCTGAGTTGGAGATTTTTTAATACTACCAGCACTGGTCCAACGAGTACCATCATAAATTTTTAATAAATTAATATCAGCACTGTTGTCGTACCATAGCTGACCTTCTACTGGGTTCGATGGAGGTGTATTTTTAGCAAAGTTTTCTAGTAAGTGAAGGAAATTTTCAGCTACTATAGGAGCATACCCAGCGTAATTTTTTCCGACAAATGTTAAACTAGTAGCTGTGTTTAACGTTTGATCCTGAACTGTAATAGTTGGCTTGGCTGGATTGGTTGTTTCGGTATGTTTAACTTGATAGCTCATTGATTATACTCCAGCTAGGCCAGTTAAACTCTGAATACGTACAGTATAATCAACTTGAATTAATCTGTTTAACGATTTTTGAACTGGATGGAAAATAACGTGAGTTAATAACAGCTGGTTGCCTGTGGAACTATAGCTCTTTAAACCTAACTCGTCAAAGACAAATGCACTTTCATTATTATTTGTATTATCATAAGCAAGCTGACCGCTAGGCTCGCCGTAGTCTAATAAACAACTTACAAATACATCTGAATAATTTGTACCTGTAGTATGACGTGCTTCAATGTAATTACGTGTAGGATCTATGTTATTACTAGATCTATCGTTAACTACTTTGCTGTAGGTTTGATTATATAAACTTGCGTTAGCACCGCTACTGTTTGGTGTTAAGTATGTAATAATGCCTGTAGGGTCAACAGCAGTTCCGCCATTGCCAAATGCCATTTCATAAATAAAACCTTGACCACTATTGCCGATACTTTCGGCCAGAGCAATACTAATGTTCTCGTAATGGATGGCATTACGTTTATTAATGAATATTTCCCCAGATTCTGGGTTATAAATCTTAATATGCCCTTCTATGTGGATTCCCGTTAGATCTTTACTCTGCATAATGCTCTCTCTTTATATGATATTTATCTTGTTTCATTTTCTGGTAGTTTAATCAGTTTACTCGCAAGGATGTACGTATGTTAGTAAATGGGCCGTTTGTACGTAACGCTGTACTTGCGTTATATGGACAGTACAAAATACGGTTATTGCCAGCTTGTAGTGAATTATAATCGTTGTATACTGGGCTCACTGCTGATCCGTTATCGTACATAGCACCTGTAGTGGCGTTGGCCTTTAACCAATTTTGCGCATAGGTTTGATTAATCCACGGACGCAGTTGTGCTAATAATGCTATCACTCCGGCAACTTGCGGGCAAGCCTGACTTGTGCCTGAATCTTTTGAAAGATAATAACCCGATGCCCGAGTGTCGGCAATAGGAGGCAACCCTAAATAGTTTGCGTTTTCTCTGCCGCCCATTATGTGCGTACCCGGAGCATATATGTCTACACGAGGTCCTGAATTACTTGAGCCTGCTTTACGTTCTGCTCCGGCGCCGCCAGTTGTAGTTAAATTACCCACACAAATAACACTATAAGGATTGCCGTCGGCGGCTGCTGTACCTATAGTATTGTTCGGAGTTCCGCCTCTGTGATAATATACATTTCCACCGGTAGTTTTTGTGTAAAAATTATCATAATCTAAGCCGCCAGCAACGTCTATCTTATGAGCATCATTGCCTGAGGCAGCTAGTACAATTACCCCAGCTGCCATACAATTTAAAATACTAGCATCAACTGACGCATATTGTGAAGATTTAGTTCCAGCTACCCAGCTGAATCCATTGCCTGCGGCATCTAGTGTCGTACCAGAAGCTACCTGTCCATAAGAAATGTTAGGACTAGTGCCGGTACGGAGGACTCCGCGGTATGTAGTTGAAGCCATGTTAGAATAATTAGAAATAAAGCCCCAACTGTTATTCATAATAGTAGGTCTTTTATAACCTGTGCTCGTTGTTGGTTTGGCCAAATGGAACGCTTTTACTAAATCAAAAATCAATGTAACATCGTGAAGACTAGTCAGTGGGGCTCCGGTGACAATATCAATACTCTTTCCTGGTATAGCTCTTAAAGTATATATGGCTGCTTTTTTAGCAAAACCACAAGTATTACCAACAGCGATACTAGCACAATTAGTTCCGTGGCCGTCTAAATCTCCGAGGAATCCTTTAATTCCGGAGCCCCCAGCTAATGGCACTATTCCGCTAACGCCCAGGGTTGTCCAATCAAAGTCAACTACCCTGCTGCCGCCAGTGCCGTCTGCGTTAACAGCAAACTCTGGATGATTTTCTGCAATACCACTGTCAACTATAACAACATCTACTCCAGTGCCATCGAGATTGTATGTATAATCAAGTGTTCTTGAATAAGAAGTACTAAATGGATTAGCTGGACTAATGGATCTCATTAGTCCCCAGTTTTTTTGATTTAACGCTGGAACATACGTGCCGTCAAATAAGGCAGTTTGGGCTGCAGACCATCCAACATCCAAGTCGGGAATATATTTAAAGTGTGGCTCTATTATTAATACTCGTGGATCTTGTTTAACTAACTCTGCTTCGGCACTGGTTAAACTGTAGTGTGCTTGGTTTTCACTAAAAGGCCGTTCGTTGAGACAATCACAGGGTCTGTTTGGAATTCCGTCCAAATTTGTCAGTGTGATCATATCAGTATGAAACTGGTCAAAATCTTCAGCAGAACGCAGAGTAACTATGTACTCTACTTCTTCACCGTTAGTATCAATTTGCCACTGTGTCATCTTTTACCCTTCTCCAAGCAGATCCTGTGTAGTAAACTACTCCGGCGCCGCCGGTCATATTTGTACAATACGCAATAGCGCCTGTGCCTGGCACAACACCGGCTAGTTGCGCTAGTGTATAATTTTTTAATACGGTTGGGCCGCCCATGACCACATTGCCTACTGGATTTAGTTGAATATCACTGGCACTGGTTATCGCAGGTGTGCCTGTTGAAGTTGATATAAAATTAGCACCAGTTACGTTGTTAGTTACAGTTAAACTATTTAATGTACCTACGCTAGTTAAACTACTTGCGGTAACACCGCTTGCTAATGTGTTACCAGTCAGTGTACTTGCTGCCGAAACAGCGGTAATTGAAATGTCAGAAGTGCCGTCAAACGGTACGCCGTTAATTGATCTTGATGTTGCTAGTCTAGTAGCAGAGCTTGCTTGTCCAGTAAAGGTTGTAGCAGTAACAGTTCCAGTTACTGCTAGAGTGGAACCATTCCATGTTAACCCTGCTCCAGTATCCGAAACTGCCGTTCCACTAACTGAATAATAAGCCAATCTATTTGCTGTACCAGTACTAACAGTACCACTACCGCTGCCGCCGCCACCTGTGCCAGCACTGGCAAATGATATAGTATTGCTAGCACTATTGACAGAGATTGTCATATTTGCTCCAGCAACTATGTTTAATGTACTAGAAGAAGTAGGTGCTACAAGGTTAGTTTGTCCAGATACTGCTATTGTTGAATAGCTTTTAGAAGCAACAACTGTTGAAGAAACAGTAACAGATCCGGTAGCGGCCGAAAGAGCAATTCCTGTACCTGCTACAAGTCCAGTTACCAACGAATTACCATTTAAAGTAATATTGCCAGTAATTCCTAAAATTGTGCCGTTCCATGTTAATCCATTTGTAGGACCAACTGTTGTTCCGTTAGCGGCATAGTATGCTAGTCTATTTGCAGTACCTGTGCTAACAGTACCGCTGCCGCCACCACCGCCGCCGACGTTAGCAAGAACAAATTCCCTAGTGGCTAGTAACGTGCCGCCCACTGTTGATCCGTTATAAATTCTAAGAGTGTTATTTGTTCTATCCCAAAAGACTTCCCCTGATTCGTAAACAAATCGATTTAATATATCCGCTGTATTGGCTATTAGCCTAACATTTCGTACCGGTCTAGTCATTCTTATTTCCTATAATTTATTTACAAACTGTGCTTGATTCGCGTTCTAGGATACACTGCACCCGAACTAGGTCTAATCTGATAGTTAATTTTTGGAAAAACATTTCCAAATAAATCTCTTTCTTTTTTATAATATAAAAATAGATTAGCAGTGCCTTGAGTATCTCGTATATCCGCTGGGCCGCCGGTGGTAACTGTTAACTGATTTGATCTTGCTATTCCTAAAATATAATTTTTAGCAACGGCCTGTGTCATATTGGGATAGATTTCTAAAGCACAAGCTATTACTCCGCATACTTGCGGACTGGCCATACTAGTGCCGTTAAGTTTGCCAAGGAAGTAAGATGAATTTCTCGAATCGCTTACGCCTCCCGTATAAGAACTTATAATATTAGTACCCGGGGCCCAGATGTCTACGCCAGGGCCGCAATCACTATAATAGCTCTTCTGATCAACCGCATTAGCATCGATAGCACCTACACAAATATTCGGCATATTAACATCATTAGCTGTAGGACTAGTGCCTCTCATATAATAGTAAGGTTGGGAGATACTTCCTGGGTATCTAGTACCCATTTCAAATGTGTTATCCCAGTCAAGACCGCCTGGTACGTCGTGCTTCCATAAACCGTTACCGGCAGCGCCTACAAATAAAACACCCTCATTCATAGCTGTTATGATATCAGAATCGCAACTGGCAACCCTTGCTGGAATTCGCTGGCTAGCAATAAATCCCCAAGCATTTAATTGATTAGTTGTAAAAGATCCTGTAGTTTTTCTAGCATTAGTGCCAAGCTGTAGGTCTATTTGTTCAGGTATTGCTTCATAGAATACCCACTCATTAACCATATTAGGACTTCCTAATGTGCCTGTAGTATTGGCAGCACCTTCTACTCTTACACGATATGTTCTGTTAGGAGCAGTTCCCTCAACACCATAGTAAATTCGTTGTACACTATTGTCAGCACAGGACCACATTATTTTAGGAAGATTAGGAGTTGATGGGCCTAAACTTGTAAATGCAGAAGAGCCTGCTGTAAATGTAATATAATGATTAGTACCAACATAAATGGTATTATAAATTGCTCCTAAATATCTTATATTAAACGGCAAGGATAAAGTCCAAAATCCATCATCATTATCGCCAGTAGTAGGTGTTGTCGAACTAGTTAGCGATGCTGCACCTAGTAAATTATTTGTAATAGATGTAACTGTTGCGCTAGCCGTAGTGCTTGTAGTAACTACTGTTAATCTCATACCTGTTGCGTAGACAACAGTTGTTGCTCCTGCTGTATTAACAACAGTGCCAAAATCTATAGAGTATACAAGATTATCTGGTAAACTAATATCTTGATTAATTATTGCTTCTATAGTACCGCCATTAGAGACAGCATACGGGCCATCGGTATATGAATTTATAATATTAATACCTTGTCGCAAAGTAACTTCGCCTGTCAGAGTCATGGGCCCAGATACTGCGTTTACTGCGACATCATAACTTATTTGAATATCTACAGGTCCTTGAACCGTAACAGTATAGTTACTGGCAGGTTGAGTAAACTCAGTTAACGTTACTTCTTGGCCGTTTTGGCTCCAACTGGCTGGCTTAGTTAAAATACTTCCGGCCGGTGGTGTATAACTACCAGTAGTAGTAATTCTGTTTCCAAAATTTTCAAAACCTAATAGGGGAGATAACCGTTCAGAAGAAGTACAAACTCCGCTATATCCTGTATAGACAACACTTGCTGACGGAGTGTATCTAGTACCTCTATAAGTCACTGCTGTAATATCATTAAACGACCACTGACTTGGAAATATACTCTGACCCCAACTGTTGTTTGTAATCGTAGGATTTTTTCTTTTTGTAACGGGATTTACCGATTTGTTTCTGTGAAATGCTCTGACATAATCAAACACTAAACTGAAATCTCCTGGATTACCAGTATCGTAATAAAGATTATATATGTTAGCGTCTCGTGCCCAACCTTGAGTATTACCAGCAACTGTTCCGCTAACGTGAACGCTATGGCCATCGGTGCCAATAGCATAGGTGCCAGCGGCGCCGCCTGTTACTTCTGGATTATGTTGATACCAGTTATAACTAACCATTCGACTACCGCCAGTGCCATCAGCATTGGCCGCATACTCTGGTGTATTAATATCGGGATTACCTGCGTCAACGATAACACAATCTACATTTTTTCCAGTAGCAGTAAGTTGAATTACTCCAGTTTGTGCGGCGGTGCCATTTTGACCCCATCCAGTGCGTTGGATAAGTTCTGTACATCTTAATAAGCCCCAGTTAAGCATAGTGTTACTAGTGGATGTAGATTTATCCCAGCCGCTGGACGTTTGTGTTCGTGTAGCGTAAGTTCCAGATTTAATACCTAAGTATCTTGGATGGAGTTCAACCGCTTTTACACGAGGATCGGCTCGAAGTTCCAATGCTTCCCATTCGGTCATCATGTAGTGAGTACTGAGGCTAGTGGGTTTTAAGTTAACAACTTCTACTTCTCTTTCAGGAACAGCACTATCAACAGTTGTTCGACTGGCAGTGGACATTTCTTTATAAAAATTGTCAAGATCTTCAAAGGTGTCAAGCGTAACTATATACTCAAACTGTTCAACGTATTTTTTTAAAGATTCAGACATATTATGCCTCAAGTTGTAGTAGTGTTACTGTTGCTGTAATTGCGGCAGAGCTTCCACTCAAGTTAGTTATAGCTACCGGAATAGCTGTAGTAGGAGACGCTTCGTTATTAAATCCAATTGTACCAGGACTAATTATGATAGTTTGTGCGGTAGTAGAAATTATTTCAGCAATTACGCCGCTGCCTGGAAACGGATCTACTCCTTGAACTCTAGTTGAATCAGCACTACGGCTCGCGGCATCTGTATAAATTCTAAGCCAGCATGCCGCACTGGTTGTAATTTTTAATAAAGCATACGCTTTAAATCCAGTTATACTAGCATTAGCTGTAGCATTATTAGCAATCGTAGCTGTTGTAGCACTTGCTGTTGTTCTTGAGCTACTAGCAGATATAACCGATTGTCCACTACTATTTAAAATATCACCGCCAACAGGCAACTTTAAATTACCAAGGTTATCAAATTCCCATACCGACGGACCAGCAGGATCGTTAAAGTCAACATCTCCAGTTTTAATTTTTAAACCGGTGTTTGAACTAGTTAAGTTAACATCCTTTCCACGAAGAGACAATACTCCTTCAAATAGTGTGCCGAAAGATCCTACTCCAGATTGAATAGATATGTTGCCAGCATTACCTGAGATAGAGCTACCCGATTGAATTATAATATCGCCGCCAACTCCACTAGCACCATAGGTGCCGCCAGCTTCGATCCGTATTTCTCCGCCGTATCGTGTGGCCGGGCCTCCGTAAATTCCAACAAAGCCGCCAGCTGATGCTTCAACCTCGTTCGAGCCTTGTCCTGCATTTATTAGGACATTTCCGCCTGCAGTTGATGGGCCGCCTGATTCGACTAAAGACATACCACCTTGTAGGCGAATCTCACCGCCTATGGTAGAAGGTGTTGGAGCATCTCCATACATTCCAATGCCTACGCCAGTAACAGGTGGGCCGATCAGGCCGCCGTCAAATACTAAGTCGCCGGACACTGTGCTTAAAGTTGGTGCTCCCCAAGATAGTGTTCCATCGCCTGTGTTATATAAAAATCCCAATGCGTTAGCAGGCAACGCAGCGCCTCCGCCGCCACCTGTTGAACTAATTATACCACTGCCATTTATTGTAATAGAAGTGCCGTCAACTTTGACACCGCCCAATACAGTAGTCGTTGCTGTTGGTAAGGTATAGGCGCTAGGAATTATTGGCTTGTTAGTTAAGTCAACATAACTGCCGCTAGTTGCTACAGTAGCAAATGCCGGCTTACCTGTTATGAATGACCAAGTTAACTCACTACGCGGGGCAAAGTTTGCGCCGTTTATCAGCTGACTTGTATTGTTAGGAATCGTAGGCTTGTTAGTTAAGTCAGCATAACTGCCACTGAATAGTGTTGGCTTATTACTTAAATCGCTGTAACTACCGGTAAACAGTTCTGGCAAG